TCGGATCCTTTAGCTTCTAAAAAATTATTTGCTATAATTAACGTATCCCAAAAGCTAAACAATGAGTAACACAGCCAAACCGGAAGATCCGTTTGATCTCGTTAAGTTTCAATCACTTCTTGATAAACTTGAGGCTTCTAAACTGAAGCAAGCGGGTGAAAAATCTAAAGAAGGTCGTCGTGACATTTTTGCTCAGGGCCTTGCTTCCATGATGAGCAATTTCTGATTTCATCTTGTAAACTCAATGAGCCATGAGCAATACGCCTTCCAAACCTTATAGCGCCGACGATTACTTTGACCTACAAAAGTATAAGGAGGCTGCTGGCGTAGCTTACGAGTTTTCCAAGAAAAAAATGGAGACTGCTGGTGAACAAGAGCGCAAGACCATTGGTGCCGCGTCAGAAGAAAAGCGCCGCGACGAAGAACGAGACTACCAACAGTCACAACGAGCTTATCGATATTGAGCTCTTTGATACATGGGTAGATAATCTCGACGCTTCTACCCAGGAATCGTTCTGTTCTTTTTCTGCAGATAATTATTCGGTAGTTGAAATTTATTTATACTCCAGATTCCTTGGATACAGGGGAAGTATTACGGCGTGCTCTCTTTGGGTCAAGGACAACTACAAAAAGCCTGATCATCGCAAAAAACTCCTGTATGAAATTGATGAGATGCAGGAGGACGTGCGCAAGCTTCGAGAAGACGTAGAGAGCGGTGTGGTCAAGCGAGATGCAGGTGTTGCACGTATTGCATCAATGCAGAAAGAAATCCGTGGTCACATTGATCAAGTTGAAAAGTTTACCAACATGAAAGACCGCAAGGGTCTCCTCATGGCGGGCGCAGATCGTGCCATTCGAGAAATCATGTTTATTTTCAAAGATGATCCCATTGAGATACCGCTGGAGGAGGCCACAATGAGTGTTTGGGCTCGCATGCAGCTTGAAGAATAAATTATTTGGTTATACAATATATTCAGAACCAGAGTAATCACGTGGGCGCTGGAAAGCCGGGTGCAATGAAACCCAATCTGTCACCTTCTCAAACCAAACCAGGCTCCACCTTTGGCTTACAACCGTCGCAGGCGGACAAACCTGCTATCAAACTTGCCGGTGGCGCTAAGCCTGTTAAATAGTGTCTAAAAACAAAATGCCTCCTGAGCTTCTTGAGTACTTCAAGAAGAAAGAAGCCAAGAATGAAGACGGCACTGAAATGACAGACAAGGAAAAGCGCAAAGCAGCTTTAGATAAAGCGCGAAAATATCAAGAACAAAAGAAAAAAGACAAAGAAACTGAGTAGGATAAACATCAGAAAGTAACTGAATTTTTATCGTGCCGAGTTATACGCACCTTGCTTACCGTCGTAACGCCAGGGCTGCGGCACGACGACAGCAAATACGCTTACCGAAAAACGAAGATCTCCTGCAAAGAGCGCGGGATGACTTTGGGTATTTTTGTGACTACGTTGCTGATAAACCTCCGGCAACACACCATATTGATTGGCATCGACACTTTGTTACCAATGAAGACAGCAGCTGTTTAACTAGAATTTCTGGTCCCAATGTTGATCTTCTGGCACCACGGGGATCAGCAAAGTCCACAGTACTTGGTTTGTTAACTGCATGGGCAATTGGCATCCATACTCAAGCCAAACTTCCTCTTCAGATTCTGTATTTGTCTTATACCGTTGATATTGCACGTTCCAAGTCGGCAACCATCAAACGAATCATTGAAAGCAAGCGGTACCAAGAGGTTTTCCCTACGGTCCGTTTGATGAAGAACGTAACCAGTAATGAGTATTGGTCGATTGATCATAAATTTGCGGGCATCGACACCACGGGCGACGAACAATTTACGCTTTGTGCCGCTGGTCTTAAAGGCTCAGTGACTTCCAAGCGTTCTCATCTGGTAATGATTGATGACCCAATTAAATCGGCAGCAGACATTTCAAACCCGGATATTCGGAAACAAATGCAAGAGAACTGGAACGCGGTGATTGCACCCACCATGTTTGAAGGTGCTCGGGCAATTTGTCTTGGTACTCGCTTCCGTCATGACGATATTCATGCCACAACATTTAACGAGCAAAATAATTGGTCTCAGGTTGTTCTTTCCGCAATCCTAAATAATCCCAAGACGGGAGAAGCAGAGTCCTATTGGCCGGAAATGTGGTCTCTGGAATACCTCAAAGAAAAGAAACGGCAAGCACCAATTGCCTTCTCTTTTCAATACATGAATCAGATTGTTCGTCAAAACGAATTGTCTTTGGCACCAGAACTAATTGTTAAGGCAGAAATTTCGACGGAGTTTGACACGCTTGGTATTGGTGTTGATCTTTCCGCTGGCACCAAAGAAAAAAATGATTACACCGTGATGATACTTGGCGGACGCATTGGAGATCGAATTCACATCATTGATTACAGGCGAATTCGTGTCATGGGAAACCTGGAAAAACTAGACGCCTTGAAAGAACTTCTCAATGACTGGTCCGTGATAGGCCGTGATGATAATGGAAACTATTTTCCAACCTATTCAACATGTGACATTTGGTCAGAAGCTGTCCAGTACCAAGCCTCTCTTGAAGCTGATTTCAAACGCGTCTGCCTCAATAACGAAGGTCTCTACAACTTGATTTGGCATCCAGTCAAAGGTTTCCGTGCAGATAAGTTGGCACGCTTCAGGGGAATTATGGGTATGTTTGAAGACCGCAAAATCATCTTCAATCGTTTTCGTAACTTCACAAATCTCTTCGAGGAACTCACGAATTTCGGTGTCAGTGGTCATGATGACTGTGTTGACGCCTTGGTTTGGCTTGTCACAGGACTTGCTAGAAAAGGTCAGCTGCATATCGATTACTGAATTTAGAATTAAGAAAAAGCATTGCTGTTGTGGGCCCGGAGTACATTGCCATAGCTGTCACCGCAATTGTATCCGCTGTTACCGGCGGATCTTGGGTGGCCAATAAACTATTAGAACGGCAAAGAGAAAGGGTTCAACAAGCCCTTGATTACACCGGTTCTCAAAAACGAAGGATTGACATTTTGGAAGACCAAATTAATCGCATGCCCCTGGACTACGTCTTAAAGGTTGACTTCTTGCGAGAAATTCAAGAGATGCACAATAATTTTAGACAGATCCACGATAAGCTTGATAAGCTTATGGAAAAGCTTTTGGCAAAATGAGTTACATTGTAGAAGTTGAAGAAGATGAAAATGGCGAGCAGTTCATCACTATCCCGGATGAAATAGTGGAAGAGCTGGGCTGGCAAGAGGGAGATGTTCTTGAGTGGGACGTAAAGGGTAATGGAATCATTCTTAGCAAGGTTAATGATTCCGCTGGTTATGTAGTTATAGAGGAGTAGAATACTTAAAAAGGAATGTAGCCATGCCAGCCGGAGAATCACTGGGGAACGGCGCCATATTTAATGGACCTCCGTCGATGATGTCACCAATGCCGGGGTTTAATCCAGGCATGATGGGTCCATCTAAAGAAGATTTGCGGCAACAACAGATATTAAACCAACGCATGCTAGAAAGAGATGCCGTAATTAATCGGCAAATAAATTATAATCGTCCACAGCCCTTTAACTTAGATATAAATGCTGCTGGTAATTCGTTAGAGAGCATCGGTGGGTCCGCCGTAATTCAATTAGATCCTAATCAAAGATTACGTCTTGGTGGTGCTTATATGCCCGGTTATCAAGAAGAGGGGGTATCAATTCCTTCCGCGGAGCGCGTTGAAGCGGGCTATTCAACACCATCTTTTGGAGTTAATGTTAATTACCGTCGCGTACGCCAAGGCGCACCCATTGGCGGTTTTGGTGCAAATGCGCAATTTAATATGCCGTTTTAATCATGTGCTTCTAAACTATTAAAAAAGGTAAGAATATGAGAATTCTCCAAGGAGAGAGTAATGTCGCCGGAGCAGTGGGTAATTTACGCGCAACCCAACCACATGGCGCAATGTACCAACAGCAGCCAAGGGATTATTTAGATCGAATGATGCCAAAGTATCCACCGGGCTTTGGTCCTCAACAACAGGAAACTCAACCACAGGCGCCCCAGCCGGGGACACCAATTCAACTTGAGTTACCGCTTGCAATGCGTGGAATGCCGGGCTTAACACCCATGGGCAACGCTGGTTTTTTTTCTAATCTTCAATACGGACAACAAGTCCCTCCCGGATTTCAAAATAAATTTGTTTCCTAATGGCACAAGACGACAGCAAATATACAAAGCCAGGATTACGCGAAAGTATCAAAGATCGTGTAATGGCTGGTTCCAAGGGCGGTAAGCCCGGGCAATGGTCTGCACGCAAGGCTCAACTTGTAGCTCAGCAATATGAAAAAGCGGGCGGTGGATATAAGGGTGGCAAAGGTAAGAAGCAAAAAGATTTAGAGAAGTGGGGCAAAGAAAAGTGGATGACCAAAGAC